ACCACTAATAACCTTTCAGCTTGATTTATATCCCTGAGCTGTCTGATCGCAATAGCGTCCTCAATATCAAGTTCTTTTTGGGCTAGAGATATCTGAATGTTCTGCTCCAGGATAGTTCTCTCTTGGTCCTCCATTTCTTTCCTGACGGTAACACCGAAGTTGTACAATGGTAGGTCGTTAAACGAAGTTATCAGTGCGGAGTTCTCTTTTCCGATAGCATTCTCGTAAGACTTGTATAAGACCGAATCTCTCGGGATTACTTGAAGGCACTTTACGATATCAGTACACACTTTCTTGAACAAGACCATGGCTGAGTTGGTGATATCATAGATGGCATTGTTCCCAGCAGCGATCGCTTGTTGCTGAACACCAACCAACGTATCACCCTTAGGTGTACTACCATCCATCATCTCATTAATACCAGTCGTATCTCTGATCAACCTCAAGTAGTGATTATAGAGGGCAATATACTCATTGATGTTTCTTATCGAGTTCCCGATCTCACGAATAGGTGGGTTCTGAAAACCTCCCTCTGGGTTCTTACTCCTGTAGTAGAACACACCAGTTTGCTCATAAATGTCTTGAAGGTCAAGAGGCTGTAACTCCCCACCTTTACCGAGCTGAACATTTTCCAACCCTTCAATGTCAATTATCAACCCATCTGGCTTTGCCTTAGCGATCGCTTGTTGAATCTTCAAGTGAGTCAACTGTAGCTGATCAGCAAAACCAATGCAGCTATCAACCATGGACTTCGGTATCATGTCCACTAGGTTTGTCGCTACAGGGAAGTAAGAGAGATTAACTCTTGATAGGTCATGAATATTTTTAGGTAGGTTTGTCTTCAGGTCATAATTAAGGATCTTCTTGGAGTTGATGATGTAGGTGCCACCATAAACAACCTCGTTCTCCATTTTCGAGACCTCTCTCTCGAACACGGAGTTCGATGGCTTCTTGTAGTTATCACCTTTGAAATAAAATCCTACATTTCCATACTTACTTTCTTTAGACTCGAAGTACATGCAGTCAACTGACTTAAACTCAAAGTCAAGGATATCAACCATGTACTCATCATACCCGTACCTGTATCTCTGCATGTGCTCGTCATACTTGGTACGAGAGAACCCAGTCATATCATGACCTTTCTTCCTTGCTGTTGATTTAGCAATCTCTTCAAGGTCCTCTTCTTCCAGCTGACCTGCAGCCAACCTCCTCAACTCACTTATACTGATAGTCTTGATGTGACCAGCATAAATCAAGTCATTAAAATTCGGGTCCTCTGTGTAGCTATGAATGAACTTATCTGGATCGATATACTCCTCGGTGATCCCATAATTAGGGTCGTTGTTTCTTTTTACAACACCAATGCCATACCTGACCAAATCTAAGACCGCCCTCCTAAAAATGTTGTCATCAAAGTCATTCCACTCTAGAGTCATGCTTGTTGCAATCTGAGCTGCTATCTCTCCAGAAGACTTGATGTTGTTGTCAGCAAAAATCTGAGCCTCTTCTAATGTCTCTGGAACATTCTTAGTCTTCGACTCCCCTTTACCGAGTTTCTGTGCTATGGCCGCAGTTTGCTCTTTAGCCAATATCTGCATCTCAACCTTTCGTCTCTGCATATCTTTCTCTGAAGAAGACAAAGGGTCAACAGCCTCTAGGTTTGGGTATGGCTTCTTTGATAAGATCTTGTTCACAACAATACGAACAAACTTAGGTAAGATTGGAACTGGAGTAAAGTCCAAGTTCAAGAAACTCCCATCACCATTGTTAGGATCAAGGGACGTTAACAGCTGAGTGTATATGGTTGTGTCTTGAGTACCATTAGCGTAGAGCTTATTCCTGTTGAAGACATTATGCCTTTTCCTCAACAAAGAATTCTCAGCATCCATGTTTCCCCACTGGTCCATTATTGCTTTTGCAAACTTCAAACCATACTCGGGAGACTTCTTAATCTCCTTCGATACGAGTGGGTCTGGGAATCCGAATTTCTTACTGTTTTGATTGCTGTTCATTTCCTCGCAAATATAATAAATCTATGAGTGGTAAGATTTAGGCTTAAACTTCCTAAAAAATTGTTTGTCATTAAATGTGGATTTCTTCTTCTCTACTTTCACTTTTTGCGCTGCAAGAAGACACAACCCAGAGCTAATAGTAAGGTCATACTTCGTTCTCTTGTCAATCCTGTAAGATATCCAATCCTCAAGCGTCCTATTGAAGTACATGTTCCCAGGGTCCCCAGTCTCTTCATTATACCCAACATGATCGTGTATATGAGCTTCGATCGCCTGAGCGTGCGACTGAATGATGTCAACTGAGCTTGATGGTACACCCTTTGTTTTCACAGAACTACTACTAGATGAACTCAAGTGTTTTGGTCTATCCATTAAGTACTCGTCATAACCTCTTGACTCAAAGTACCTAGCTATACCATACTTATTGTTCTCAATCAGTAGTGGGTACCCGTAGAACACAGCTGCCATTAACACATCCTCATAGAATATACTAGCTAAAGGAGGTCTACTCGCATACTCTAACACAAACATGTTTGACGGACCCTGCATATTAAACTTGTTGTATAAGTGTAATGCCCCTTTGGACCCACGGCCATCTACAGTTTGATCAAGGTCATAACTATCGACACCGCCAACACCAACGTGCTTATTGCCAGGAGACCTCTTTCCTCTGACATCAATGATCTTATTCCTGTGCTCTGGCTTTGGCATCCACGATAATAAAAACCTACCATTCTTGTCTGGAGAAAAAATAACCTCTTTGTCTTTCACCTTCCAAACAAAGTTACCTTTAACTAAAGGGTTCGGGTACATATTGTCGTTATGGTCTATTTGGTCATATATCCTACCGACATTAAAAAGACTAGACTCAATACTGTCACGAAAAGCCTCTTCAATGGTCCACGGGAACTGCCTGATAAGTTCGTTCAGATCAGAGTGCCTTCCTTTCATCGCATCCCTCTCGTTCCTTAAGTAAGTCTTACTGCCTATCTCGATCGGAATACCATCAATACCCACGACAGGTTTATCTGGATCCTCTGAGATGCAATTACCATAGACATCAAAGAAACCTTCTAGTGCTTCATAAGCTGGTACAAAGATGTTGTACAAACCACTCTTCGTCCTACCGTTGGCATCTCTTTCTGTTGGGTCGGAATCATAATACAGAACCTTGTACTCAGAACCACCCTTATCCATCGGGTTTACAGTACTACCAACATAAGCCTTACCTATGATCCTCCTACCTACAATAAGACAGGTTCTCTCAACCCTCCATGCTTCATTGATATCAGATGGCTTTTCCCACTTACCAGCCTCATCAAGATAAAGCCTGTGCACTTTCTCACCATCATACGCATTGTTAACCGTGTTCTTCCAGTTTATCAGAGTGTTTAGAGCGTCACCCTTTTGTGATACTTTGTTCTTTTTTGTAATCCTCTTTGATGGCTCCCTAAACGCCAGCTCCATCCTAGGGTTTGTTGTACCATCCTGAATCGGCTTAAAGAAGAAAGGGTATGAGTTGTACACTGGTACTACTTTCTTCATGAAGATGTTTTCCTGAGCGTCCTTACCAGTCTTAGACTGTATACCTAACAGCTTGTCCTTTACTTGCGTGCCTTCATCAACAAGGGCTGTTGATATCATATTAGTATACCCAGAACGTCTGCACTTAACGAAGTTCTGGCCCAGGCACCTCGGGTCTACCTCACATGCGGCCATGTGTATAAACAACTTCCTTTGGAATGCAAAATAATACGCATACCCAATATCGATCTTACTCCACTGAAGCATCATGTAGTGCCTACCAGTTATGTAAGTTGGTTCTCCGTTATTATAGAACCACAATCCGTTAGCTCTGCGCTCAAACTCTTGTTCAATGTACGGGGTGTATTTCTCCCTGAAACCTCTTGGCATCTCGTACCACTCGTCCATGTCCTTGATCTTACCCAAGGCATCTGGCATATCGATCCTCATCCACTTTTGATCAGCCTTCTTCTTATTGTGGAAAAGTATTTTTGATTTAGGTGGTTTCTTCGGGAGCATTATGTCGAGCTTATCGATAGTTATTATCTCACCCTTTGTTCCTTCAGGGCATATACCTACCACGTAATCATCATAACCTTCTATGGAGTGAAGTACGCTCATCTTACCCTCCCCATACTGTCGCTACCAAAACTAGCAACTCCAGATTTTTTTTCAATCAGGTTCATGGGCTTATTGCAATCTGGGCAGTTGGCACCATTATAAACTACATGTCCATCAACAATCTTCATTCTTAGATTCTTGAGTTCATGTACATCATCACTGCACTCACATTTAAACTTAGCCATTGGTTTTTCTTTTAAATTGTTTCTATTATTTCTTCGAGTACTTCTCAGCAAATCCACCTCCAAAGTCTTTCTCATCACCAACCCCGTTTCCTGACTCGAGGCTATCGATCATCTCAGACAGCTTCTGTCTTTCCACGATAAGCTCCTTGCAATCGACAGCTGTCTGTTTCACTGACTGCAACTCTGCTTTTCTTGCACTACCGTTTATCTCTTGATCGATTGGCTTCCTGACCTCTTCAATCATGTTATTAATAGCCTCTTCCATGCTGATCATTAGTCTCTTAGAGGCATCGATTGTTGTAAATTTACTGTTTGACATAAAGCAAGTCTTCTGATCTTACACGATAATACTCTTTCCCATCTATCTCTACACGGTAATCCATGTTCTTAGGGAAGCCCACCTCGTCTCCAGCGTTAACACCAAGCTCTTTTAAGCAATCAGCGTCAAACGAAACAATGCCAGTAAGCGGTAGATCCTCCTCTATGCTAACGATCTCTATCAAAGCCTCATCCTCCTTTTCTTTATTGTCTGGAACAGCCTCTAAAAGACACCATCCAAACAAGGGTATGAGATCGTCACTACCTTTTTTCTTGAAAGCAAATGCCTG